GAACGGTGGTTGGCACTTTGGGATAACACTTTTCTCGACCCTGAGACCAACAGCGACCGACTCTATTGTGTTAAGAAGTCTGGCATCCTTGAGTCTGATAACTTTGACCTAGAGGGTATTGAGGAAATCAACCTTGAGACTTACCTACAACGCCTAAGCTGGGAGCCACCTGTCGAAGAAGACCTTGAGCTTCTTGATGAACTAGAACTGATAGACTAATGGAAGACCAAGAACCACTTACAGACATTGAGCAGTCACGCGCTGACACTGGCTTCAGATACTATGTCGTCCAACCCGATGTCTACACGGGACTTGTTGCAGCCGTAGACTCTGACCGTGGCTATCCTAACAAACAAGGAACTACGCTCACTGGGTTGCCGCCTGTTGAAAGCCTTGCAGAAGCCACTGACGACTCAGGGCGACTCATNGCCATCGACTGCTGGAGATTCACATCTAACGACGANGCGATGCTAGAAGATGCCGAGGGAGTCCAAGAGCTTACTCAGTTAGAGTTCTTGTCGATTAAGCCAGAGCCTGAGGAAATTATTTAATATTATACCTTTATGAAATTCACCACTGCCCAAGCGGTCTACACGAGCCGCGAAGGACACCGCTATCAATACCTAGATCGCGCACGGTCCTGCTCTAAGCTAACGTTACCCTACGTTATGCCCGACGAAGGCCACGGTCCACACAGCAGACTAGACACACCTTTTCAGGGCGTTGGGGCTCGCGGAGTAAATAACCTCGCCTCTAAATTACTGTTAGCACTCCTTCCGCCTAACGCCCCGTTTTTCCGATTGAACATCGACAGCTACGCCCTGGCTAACGAAGGGGCACCTGAAGAGTTGGTCTCTGAGATCGAATCGACACTTCAGAAAGTCGAAGAGTCAGTCATGGATGAGATTAGTCGTGAGGCGTATCGCACAGCGATTCACTCAGCGCTTAAACACCTGATTATCACAGGGAATGTCATGTTGTATCTTCCTGACGAAGGAGGGATCAGAGTGTTCCACTTAGATCGCTTTGTCGTCGATAGAGACCCTATGGGCAACGTGACACACATAGCGACCAAAGAGAACATCAGTTACGACGTGCTCGATGAAGACATCAAGGCCCAGATTGCAACTAACGGCGGACAGCCAACCGATGAGGTTCACTTGTATACTGCTGCTTGTCGCGATGGTGATGAATTTATTATATATCAAGACATTAACGGTGTCGCACTGGAGAGCTCAGGGGCACGAGTTAACAAAGCGAAGAACCCGTTTATACCTCTGAGGTTCTCACGGATCGACGGTGAAAGCTATGGCCGTGGGTATGTCGAAGAATACTTAGGTGACCTACAGTCACTTGAGGGACTCTCTAAGGCGATCCTTGAGGGTTCTGCTGCTGCTGCTAAGGTTATGTTCTTGGTGAATCCTAATGGCACCACTCGTGCTCGGACACTCGCAGAAGCCCCAAGTGGCGCGATAGTCCAGGGTAACGCTGCAGACGTAACGACCTTACAGCTTAACAAGATCGCAGACTTCAGGACCGCTGAGTCGTCGATTAAGGTTATCGCTGACAGGCTCGGTGGCGCCTTCTTGTTAACCTCGAATGTCGTTAGGCAAGCTGAGCGTGTTACTGCAGAAGAGATCAGGATGTTATCCCAGGAGCTTGAGTCAGCGTTAGGTGGTTTATATTCATTATTATCAAACGAGATGCAGTTGCCATTTGTTAACAGACTGATGGACGTAATGAAGAGCAAGAAGAAGCTCCCTGCGTTACCTAAGGACATTGTTAACCCAGTGATCATCACCGGGGTCGAGGCGCTAGGCCGAGGGAACGACTTACAGAAACTTGACTTGTTCTTGGCAGGAGCTGCGCAAGTCGTAGGCCCCCAGGCGATCGCTGAGTTCGTAAATGTGAGCCAGTATTTCCAGAGACGAGCCACAGCGTTAGGAATCAAGACTGCAGGACTCGTGAAAGACGATGAGCAGATCCAAGCTGAGAAACAGCAGGCCCAACAGATGGCCATGATGGCACAGGTGGCACCACAGGGTGTCAAGGCACTCGGCGACCAAGCTTTAGAACAACAAAGGCAACAAGGAGTAGAAGAACCCACTGAATAAAAATGGCAGAACTACAAACGAGCGAGACCGTTGAACCGTCCGTTCAAGAACAAGCAGCTGTTGACTCTACGGACTCAATGGCACAGGCCTGGGATGATAACCAGGAACAACTAGCGCAACAGCTAGGACAACAAGAAGACACACAGCAACCTGACCGCCCTGAGTGGTTACCTGAGAAGTTTTCGAGTGCTGAGGACATGGCGACTGCCTACCAGGAACTTGAGAGTAAGCTTGGGAACCCTGAGGCAACACCAGAGCCTGAGGGTGAACAACCTGAGTCTGTCAGTGCCATCAACGCGGCCACTGATGAGTTCATGGAGTCTGGGCAGTTAAGCGATGAGACCTTTGAGTCCTTAGAGAAATCTGGGCTACCAAAGCAGCTTGTCGAGTCTTACATTGCAGGCCAACAGGCTATCGCAGACACCCAGGCTAACGAAGTCTTTGGGGCTGTTGGTGGCCAAGAAGGTTACCAAGCGATGGCTGAATGGGCCACAGAGAACCTAGACGAAGGTTCACTTGATGCGTTTAACCAGATCGTAGAGACTGGAACTGTTGAGCAAGCTAAGGTGGCAGCACAAGGCTTGTATTCACAGTATCGTTCGGCTAGCGGAGGAGCCCCTCAGTTAGTCCAAGGGCAAACCAACGGCCAAGCTATTGCTCCCTTTACGTCTTCGGCTATGGTCACTAAGGCCATGAGTGACCCACGTTATAAACAAGACCCAGGTTACCAAGCTGAAGTTCACCGCAGGCTCTCTGTGTCTGACATTCTATAATAATTAATAATTAATAACCCCATGAACCTAATCAACTACATCATCGACAACAAAGACACCCTCATTAGCACACTTACTGCTATCGTAGCGGCGGCCTCTGCGATCGCAGCGTTAACACCGACGCCTGTTGACGACGGTTGGGCTGCTAAGCTCTACAAGGTCGTTGATTGGCTTGCTCTTAACGTAGGGAAAGCCAAAGACAAATGATCGGGTCTATCGTTAGATTACTTATAGCCTTCCCGTCACTGGGGAGGCTTTTTCTTTCTATAAGAGATGAATACACTAAAGAGCTTGCTAACCGCAGGCACACTCGTCATCGCATCCTTATCAACAAGTGGGTGCACGACGCTGAAACCAAGCCGGATACCCGAGATGATCCAGAGGCTTGATGCCCATGACTTTGACAAAAAGGAGAAACAAACGATCTCTGCGTTGCTTCACTACATTAACTACTTAGAGAATGAGTTGTAGAGCGTGGTTTACTGATGACGCACAGTTACCCCCGGCTGACCCAGTGTTAGCCATATGTGTCGGCCACAGTCGATACAATGACATGGGCGCTGTTGCGTGTGACGGAGAGACTAACGAGTGGACGTATAACCTCCAGGTCGCTAAGTCTATCAAAGAAGAACTTGATGACGCTGGTGTTCCNTCAGTGATTGTCCACGAGTATACCGGGAACAACTACGCAGAGTCTATGGAGAACCTGAGTGTTGAGCTCAGAGGACTCAAAGTTAACGCTGCGATCGAACTACACTTTAACGCTGCAACACCTGCGGCACATGGCAGCGAGACGCTCTACTGGTATAAATCTAAGAAAAGCGCGAAGTTAGCCAAGTGTCTCCAAGATCAAGTAGTAAAGACATTCGGTGTCAAAGACCGAGGGGCTAAACCGAAAACAGCGAAGAGCCGAGGCGCTAAGTTCCTAAGAGAAACACATTGTCCTGCAGTGATCACTGAGCCGTTCTTTGGGTCCAACGAAGAAGACTGGGAGATGTTTAAAGACAGCTTTGACACCCTAGGTTCTTCTTTGGCAAAAGGATTTATTAATTATTATAACAATGAAAAGACAGGGAGTCAGTCTCAGGAAAGAACACAAGTCTAAGAAAGGTGGTCTTACTGAAAAAGGCCGTAAGTATTACAACAGTAAGACTGGGAGTAAACTTAAGAAACCTCAGCCTGGCGGTGGTCCCCGTAAGAGATCGTTCTGTGCACGCATGAGCGGCGTTAAGGGCCCTATGAAAGACGCTAAGGGACGCCCTACACGCAAAGCCTTAGCGTTAAAACGCTGGAAATGTTAACTATATAAAATTATGCCTAAAGTTGGAAAAAAGAAATACGCCTATACGGCTGCTGGTCAAAAAGCAGCGAAGAAAGCAGCTAAACGGACTGGTCTCGCGATCAAGAAGAAGAACATGAAGTGAAACAAAACGTAACCTGCAGGTAAAGCATGGCTAAAATATGTCCTAAAGGAATCGCATGGGCGAAGCGTAAGTTCGATAAGTATCCGAGCGCTTACGCTAACATGGCAGCATCGAAATACTGCAAAGACCCTAACTACGGTAAGGGCAAGCGGTCTAAACTTAAAATCAAAAAGAAACGTGGGTGAACTAGCAAACTGGCGAAAGCAGAACTGGGTCCGAATAGGCACCGACGGTAAAATCAAAGGACCATGCGGAACCTCAAAGAACAAGAAAAATCCAGACAGATGTCTTCCATCATCGAAAGCGAAAAGCCTGAGTCAGGCACAGAGAGCCTCCACTGCACGCAAGAAGAAACGTGCTGGTGCGAAGGGGAAGCAGTTTGTTGCAAACACACAGGCGGCTCGTGTGAATCTGCGGATCAAGAAATAGAGCTTGAAGACATCGCTAGGGTCGTCTTTTTAGACCACGCGCAAGACTTAGGGAAGCCCCTGGTCTGCACTGTCTACGGAGTCATTGAGCATATAGATAAAACATTTATTAATATTACATCGTGGCATCCGACCTACGAAGACGACGATGACACCAACAGAACCACTTATACTATCATCAGGAGCTGCATAAGACAGCTAGATGTATTTAACTAAAATTTTCCCTGAGTCTAATAAACTGAAGTAACTAGACTAGTAACCACCAAGCCCGATGCGTCGGACAACTTGCGGCGAACAGTAGAAACTAAAGTCCACAGACGAAAGAAACCAAAACTATAACTATAACTTATTATGGCACTATCTAATAATCCCACCATTCCGGGTAAGGTGAATGGCTCTGGGACACGCACTGCACCTGCTGGCGCTTTGTCAGCTGACGCAGCGTTGTTCCTTAAAGTATTCAGCGGTGAGATCCTCACTGCGTTCAACGAAACGAACGTAGCTAAAGACCTCATCATGACTCGCACTATCTCTAGTGGTAAATCTGCTCAGTTCCCTGTCACAGGTAACGCTGAAGCCAAGTATCACAAAGCCGGGGACGACCTCCTGGGCTCTGGTAACTACTTGTCTCAGATTGCTCACAACGAGAAAGTAATCAACATTGACGACATGCTTGTCGCTTCGTCTCTGATTCCACGCATTGATGAACTGAAGAATCACTATGACCTTCGTTCTATCTACTCTGCTGAGCTTGGTAAAGCACTGGCTAAGCGCATGGACATTCAGATCCTTAAGACGTTGTTTGCTGCTGGTCTCACTAGCACTGCTAACTTCACTGGAGGAAAGACTGGAACTGAGCTTCTCAGCGCAGACACTCTGACTGCGCCTGGACTTATTGCTGCACTCTTTGACTGCGCGAAGGCCCTCGATGAAAAAGAAGTCCCATCTGAGGACCGCTTTGCTATCTTGACGCCGTTCCAATACTACAAGCT